AAACTTATCACCAACCTTTAACGACCACTTTAAAGGATAGTAAGGACCTTTGTTTACATCCTCACTATCAGCTATTCTATACGTCTTGTGCTTGAATGTAATTTTAAATCTTGTTGTCCTAGATGTTTCCAGTTCGCCGGACTGAAGAAGGAATGAGTTTGATTGTGTTCTAGGTAGCCCAACCGTCCACCTACGTTTTCCATCCTCCGCTTCTCTCTTATCTATAACAAAATCAGCCGTAGAATCATAGAAGAACTCCCATCCGTTGAAGTCTATATCGGTTTCATCTCCGAACAACCCGCCCGTTTCAGATACTAGATTAAGTTTCTTACGGAAGTTTAGTAATCGGTAGTTGTCGGTAAAGCTTAGTGACTGTTGCCCCTTATGCCTCCAATAGTTGGTAGAACCGGCAGCTTTGTAAGTTATCCTTGGACTCCAAGTGCCACCACTAGTTCTAGTTAAATCATCCTTATCGTATTGTTGATAGGTAACACTAGAGGACTCTAACTCTTCCCATCTAATGATATACCAATACCCTCCATGATTCACAAGATATGCCCCGTAAGGTCTTAGGATGTTTATTAACACATCCTCACAACTAATGCCTTCTCCGTCCTTATAGTAAGATGCTACATCTATGTATGTTTGATCTAGGGGTGTTCGGTTTGTTGTGGTGTGGCTATCTTCAAATAAATTCACCGCCACCCTTATGTCTTGGTACAACCCCGTTTTTTTCAAGCAGAAGTTGATAATGTAAAGCTCAGTAAACTCCCCCTCTAAGGCTGTCTTTCTTACCGTAGCTATGTCTAAATCACCACCAAAAGATTCCTCGTTTATTCTCTCGTTTTCAAACTTTTCATCAGAAAACACCCCCGTTCTGTCGTGTGCTTCAAGGTTAGTTATGTAACCTGGATTAGAATACTGTTCGGAATAACTAGATGGTTGAACAAATCCCTCCCAAAGAAGCTCATACCCACCATTATCAATGTAGTGCTTAACCTTATACTCCTTATCGTCAGCCCTAGCTATGTCTATAAACTTTTGATCTGTGTCGCTATGAAGCTCTATGTTAGCCTTTGTTTTCAACAACGTAAGCTCATGTAACTCTCTGCCACTAGCCGTTGTTGATAAGGTAAAAGGGGATGCCCCGAACTCTGTTAAGGTCGTGACAGAGCCGGAATAACCCCTCTTGAGGATTTCTACCTTATAGTCTTTTTCTGTGTTGTGGTCACTATCTGAATACTCACCTGAATACAATATACCATAACTAGCCTCGTTTGTTTGCTCCTTTAAAGGAATAATTACGTTTAAGGTAACACTAAAGCCCAAGAAGTCTTTTACTACTATCTCATAGTTCCCAGCTTGAAGTCCTGTGAAGGTGTACTCATATTGGAAAAGATTATCTGTTCCTGCATAAGTAGTCATTGACTTAGCACCCGTTCCAAGGTTCACCGTTAGAGGGTTGTTTGTTCCCGAAGCATAAACTATTATAGAACCATCAGCGGTTACCTCATCGGTAGCAGGGGTAACATAATCAGCAAACGCCTTTATATCGTTCGTGCCTGTATCTGTAAATAAGTCCTCACCAACTAATTCCCAATAAGGCCATGTGTCAATAGGTGAAAATGTAAAGGACTGTGTTCCGTCTGGTGATATAGGTGAAAATCCCGCCGTAGCTTGTGGATATGGATTTACGTAAGTGTTTTCATCAATAATTGGAGCACTTCCTACAAGTAAATTAGACCCATTTAGATTTACTGTAAAAGTATCGGTAGTTGTAAGCGTATCAAGATCAAAAAATGTCTCGAATGTATCAAAACTACCTAGCCCATATGGAGCTATCCACGTTCCTATGAGAATTTTATTAGCCATTATAAGGAAGCATCTCTATCGTTTACTCTAATAGCACCCACAAGGTCTTTACCTTGGAGTCTTAACATTATAGGCTCGAATTGGATGGATTGTGAGGTTTGAGTTCCTTGAAAGCCCCTGCCCCCTCCTGTTCTTTCAGCACTACCGCCTGCTGCTTTTTGAACACGACCAAAAGCTGAACTCAACGCTGAACCAGCTATAACAAGTCCTGTGCCCGCAGCAATCATTTGACCAGGGTTTAATGTAGCAACAGCTTTCCCAAAAATAGCTTGGGCTGTTCCTAAAGCAATCATGCTAACGCCGTATTGCACCATAGCATCTCCCATTGTTTCAAATAAAGCACCAAAAACCGCTTTCATTGATTTACCATCCCTAATAGCCTGAATGGAAGCACTCAATCCCGCTCCAAATATCCCTGCAAAAGCATCTGTTATATTTATTTGGTTTTGAATCATTTCCTCGCCGGCTTCGTCAACGGCGGTGGTTACTATGTTTGTGGCGTTTAAGAGAGATTGAGCCATGTTTTCAGCCCAATTTTTTCCCACTATATCTTCAAGATTGTCTGCCCCGGATAACCACTCATCAAAACCAGGAATGCCATCCATTATATCACTTCCTGTAATTCCACTAGGGGATGATGGAAATATCGCATCAACTAGCCATTGTTCCCCCATTGAAACCCTAGCTGAATCAGCTATTTGTTGGTATTCATCATTTAGTTTCTTAGCAGCCTCTGCTCTCTTATTGGCTATCTCTGCTTCTTTCTTACCTTTTTCATTATACTTAGACAAGATTGCATTCATCATGTCTAGTGTCATAACACTTTCACGAACCTCGTCATTATAAAGGATAGTCCCGTTTTTAGCATCACTTAAACGGCTTTCAAACTCTTCCATTGTAACCCCACCATCAATAAGGCCCTGGAAAAACTCTTTATGAGCTTTTTCTATCCTGTCTGCTTCCTTTGTTGCATCATCAGCTATTTCCTTGTACTTTTCCCTTACCCTATCTGCAATAGTGTTGATGTTATCTGTGTTCCATAAGAAATCATCAAAAAACTCAATCGTTTTGTCATTAAGGGCAGCTATAACGGTTAACCAATCAGTAAAAATACCAACTGCACCACTTATTAAACCCCCACCAGTATCAACAGACTCAGTAAATAAAGTCCACGCTGTATTTAATCTACCAAATTCAGAAACAAGTGTTTTAACTTTATCAATTTGGTCAGCTCCAATGGCTTTTTCATATTCTTCAGCAAACTTTGGTAGAACCTCATCTGCTATTACCCCGCCTTTTTTTAGCATATTATCAAGCTCTCCGGTGGTAATACCCATTGACTGAGCCATGATAACAAAGGCCCCAGGAAGTCTATCCCCTAATTGGCCCCGAAGTTCCTCCGCTTGAACTTTTCCCTTTGACATCATCTGCTCAAGTGCCTTTAAAACACCGTGAGTTTCATCAGCAGACAAACCAAGAACAGCAGCACTCTTGGTCATCTTGTTAAATATTGCATCTAATTCCTTTGTGGCTAATGTAGAGGACTTAGATGCAGCATAAAACCGAACGTAAGATTTTGTTAAATCAAGTAGATTAACCCCGAACTCTTCAGCAGAAACCCGAAGCATTGACTTAGCTCTGTTGTACTCTTCGGTAGTTCCCGTTATAGCTTTTAATGCCCTATTAGATTGGTCAATTTTTTTAACCAACTCCACCTGAGAACGAGCAAAGTTTGAAACAGCACCGATAGCGAACATTCCTGCAAGATGCCCTTGTATCTGACTACCAATAGCCTTAAAGCGTTTCTCAGTTCGAGACATACGCCTTTCGGCAGCCGCCAACTTCCGCTCTAGGCTGGCTATCTTTAATTCTAACCGTAATACTACACTTTCAGCCATTTCTTATACAAGTTTGTTTTGCCTCGTTCTTCTCTTCATTGCATTATAACCAGCCCTTATCGCTGAACGCTTTATCTCTCTAGTCCAAGCTCTTGTCATTATAGGAGCAAACTTTGATTGAGCCTGTTTTAGCTTGTTCCCTATACCACTTGTTCTTCCTGTTCTCTTATCCGACCTATGCCGCCTCTCGCCTGTTTTATAACTTCCCTCCATTATGAGTTTAGCATAGCCCTGAGCACTCCATCTAATTAATCCACTTTTACTTTCGTAAATAGGAATTGAAACACCCTTCCTCATCCTCAACCTAGTACCAAAGGCATCCTTTTCTTTTATAGGATGCCTCTTTTTAGGATAGGGTTTTATTAATTGAGCTATAATTTTCAACTTACTATACCCCCGTTTTGATCTTTCTTTAGAAGATCCCTTATGGGTATCAGGATGAGTAAGCATCTGTTGTTTGGCATAACGTCCTGCGGGTTTAGCAGCCCTGCCGGCAGCAGCATTTATCTTAGCCCTCTCCTTACGAAACTCATCCCCAAAGGCAAGCATAACCATCCGCATCACCTTAACGGGTTCTGAAAAATCACTTGTTACCTTTGCCATTCTTTTTCATTAACTTCTCGTAACGCCTCATCCTTTCGGCTTTAGATGGAATGTTGACTTTTTTAGCTTCCTCATTCCAATCGGGCCAATACTTCTCAATCGAGATATGTTTCTTCTTACCTATATCCGTAGATAGATAAGCCCTGTACTCTAGCCGCCTTGTCATGTACCAAAACTGCTCTAGTTCTTTCCCCCTATGCTCACTAAACCCCTCGTAGGCTAATATCACCTCGTAGGGGGTCATCTTTAGATACTCGCTCTTAGAAATATGGAGAACTCCGAAGGCCACCTTCTTCATCCAGTCCAACCCAATCTGGCCTCCGGATTCCCCTTTTACTTTTTTTCCGTCAGAGCATCTTCTAATTTATCACCCGCATCGGGACCTAACACCGCCTTAAAATATTCCTCAACAATAGGAACGGCAACCGTAAGGTTTACATGAGACTTAACAAAACTTTCCTCTACATCTCCTCCCGCTTCCTTAATAGCTAGGTAAGTCATCTTACTCAACTGTTTAAGGTTTCGTTGGTCGAACTGAAAGGCATTGTGTTTTGCCTCATCTTCAAACTTCTCTAAGACTTCATTGTTAATTACAATGTCGTACTTTTTGTTACTGAGTTGGATTTTTGCCATGATTAATTATTAAGTATGTGTAGCCGCTGTTAAAGTTCCTGTTCCCTCAATAGTGAATGATCCTGTTACAGAATCTTCCGAAGGAGATGCTTGATTAACAGAAGTCAAATAACCTTGACCCGTGTAATAAGTTCCCCCCGCTCCTATCAAGCTAGTATTATCAATTCTAACGCTAATAAGCGTTCTGTTATTTACAAGCGTTACAAAATCTGTAAACTCGTAGTTAGAACTTCCAATATCGTCTAAGAAGTCCCCACTTACTGACCAGGAAATAGTTCCCGGTAAAATCTCTCTCTTTCCTCCACTATCCTTACTTGTTACCTCAAAGGTGTCCATGTTAAGGTCTAGCGTACAACTTGTCGATGCTGCTACTTGTGTGTCTTGCACAAATACCAGCACATCCGTTCCATTATATTCAGCCATCTTTATGCTCTATTTTATCGTTTTTAACTTTTACTTTCTTTTCCTTATACAATTCCGCAATCCCTTGCGATATAAGATTTTTAGCGTGGATTTCATCGGAAGTCTTTACCTCTCCTTTCTTCCACTTTCCTGTGTCTTTTAGTAGTTTTATCTTTATAAATTCCATTACACTAATTCTTCTTCTTCTTCCCAATCAGTTTTATTCAAAAGTAAATAATTCTTTACTTCCTCCTGTGTGAATATCTGCACATCCTGCCTCGCTAGGTGTTCGGGTAGGAACTTGCTTTCCTCTTCTTCTAATAGCACCTGAGTGCCATCTAGTGAATAACGGACAGCTCCCCAATTGTCGAAACCAATGTCGAAGTAGTGTCCTTGTTCTTGTTGGTATAGGGCAAACTCCTGATCAAAGATTGTCTTTGCCTCTCCTGTTCCGATTACATATATTGTGTTTTTCATTTGTTTAATTGTTTATGATCTTCCTAGATTATAAATTTCTGTAACTTCTGCTGCTGATATAGCTCTATTGTATATGCGGAGGTTGTCTATTGCTACATCCCCATAAGTACCACCAAAAGTATCTCCCCCTATTTGTAGTGACGCATTATTTGTGCTAGGGTCAGGTACAGAAGTATTAGTGTCTGTTAATGCCCCGTTTACGTACATCTTAAAGGTTGTTGTGCTTACATCATAAATTGTAACAACATGATACCAAGTTCCCGTACTTACACCAAAATTACTATCTACCCTAGTTGCAGCATCATCTTTAAATGCAATTATATTATCGTCAGCCGCACTCACAAAAATATAAATAGGTCTGTTTGTTGAGCCTGATCTTTTTGTAAGTAAAGGGTTTGTCCCTAAAGAATCTACACGAACCCAAAAAGAAATACTTTCGTCACCCGATATGTCTAAATCACCTAAGTCTACATAATCATTCACTCCATCAAACTCATATTCAGTTCCTGTTTGAGTAGCTCCTACAACCGTTCCGTCGTTTGAGCCTGTTTGATCAAGCAAATCACCCGAAGACTCATTAAAGTTGTAGGATGATACCAATTCCTTTGTAAGTATATCGGATATCTCTAGCTCGTAGATTTCTGTTACCTCTGCTGCTGAAATAGCTCTGTCGTAGATGCGTAGGTTGTCTATGTCTGCTTCTAAAAAACTAGAATTACCACCCCCGCCAAAATTCCTACAAGCAATTCTTGCATTATCAATGTTTAAATTATCACTAAACCAAAAAGACTGATCTACATTTGTGTCTGCGGTTAATGCCACCTCTAAACCATCTTTGTATAGCTTGATGGTTGTGCCATTTTGTACTAGTACAAAATGTGCCCATGTATTATTAAAAAACAACTGTGCACCCCCTGAATCTATTACAAATTGTAACGCCCCTGCATCTTGACCAACTATAACACATTCTCCCGTTAAGTTTCTTTGAGTAAATTCAAGCCTAGTATTCTCATTTGTGTCAGAAAAACTAATTATGGTTCCTGCATTGCTAACATCAACCACATTCACCCAAACGCTCCAACTCCCCCCTGTTGTGTTAGCTAAATCCGTTACTACATCATCAATATTTACATAATCATTCACTCCATCAAAGCTATACTCAGTACCGTTCTGCGTTGCTCCTACAACCGTTCCATCGTTTGAACCCTGTTGATCAATTAAATTACCCGAAGATTCGTTGAAATTGTAGGATGACACAAGACCATTTAGCAAGGTGCTTCCTGTGTCTACCGTTGCAGCAAATCCTGTCACGGTAATAGCACCCACACCCGATGTGGAAAGTATCTCTGAGTCTGGTGCAATGCCATTAATGGTAACACTTCCACTAGTTACATCAATGTTGACACCTAGAGCAGCAGCGAATCCTTGTAGTGTCACATCTCCTAAAGCAGAGAAGGATGATACCTCACCAACAGCAGCAAATCCCTCAAATGTTAAGTCATTTACGTTTAATGGAATTTCAACACCCATTGAAGGAATGAATGCTGTAATTGTAAGCTCACCACTACCAGCAATCACATTAACTCCCAAAGGATACACTTGTTCTGTGCCGTAGTAAATCTTAACTATGTCACTCGCTATATTAGAGCCTAGATATCGTTCTAGTATCTGCATTAATCAGAGTCTGCCCCACTCAATGTAAAGATTCCAGATGCGTTAATGTTGAGTGTTAGCGTATTGCCATCGTTTACTATTACATCGGCTGGTGTAGTGTCTAGAACGCACACACATAGAGGAGCATCATTTGCATTGGTATCATCGTAGATCACCGCATATCTAGCCGTGATACTCCCACCTGATGCCGTCCAAGATGGGTCGGTAGAATCTACCGTAACCGTCCCTGCTGACTCACTCACACTTAATGTGACCGTTTGCCCACTTGTGTAACCATTTGCCACCGCAACCTCGTTTGTGATGTCTGATAGTTGTGTAATAGTTGCACTTGATAAAGTGTTAGCATTACTAGCTGATGTGTAGAGGTTTATCTTGAATACATCTGTATCTAGATCAATGCCTCCTGTGGCTAATAGTTCTTTAGCCTTTGCATAGAGTTTAAACTTTCCTGCTGCCATTTTATTCTTGAATTAAATAATATGTTGTTGAATCAGGGCTTATCCCATCATACTCTGCTTGAGTTAATTTTATTGTCGGAACACTTGTGCCAACCGTAGAAGCGGTAGGGGCATTTAGTGTTGCCTCATAGGTTTGAACAATCATCCAATAATGAACATTTTCCTCAATGGTATTTAAGGAACTTTCATTAACTAAACGGCAAGAATGAAGTGTTTGACCGTTGTACTGACCGGAAGCAACTCCATCTAAAGCAGCCTCCACTTTTTCAGCAATAGCCTTTACGTTAGCATAGGACCTATCATAGATATAAACGTCATATGCCTCCTTTATAAACCCTCGCCCACCGTCTTTATCTATGTAGTTGTCAATAGTGTCGGCATCAATGGTTATGTAAGCAGGCTCTTGATCTTGGATAGCGTGACCGATATACACGGCATCAGCAGCAACAGCCCCCGCCGTGGTAGGAGCTTGCAACAGACTTGTTATATCTGAGTTGTTACGTAATATCCAATGTATTGCCCTCATGTTGCTATCCCTGCATAAACGCCCTCTAACCGAATAAATCCCTCTCTCTGCCTAATGGCTACATCTGAAATTTCAAAAGTTTCAGCACCAAACAATATCCTCCATTTTTCTTGAACCCCCGAAACATCAGAAGAGTAACGAATAAAAAACCTATTTCTTCTACCCCCTTGAACCTTATTTCCATCCTCTAGGGTTTCGTTGTTTCTGTTAAAAGAAGGCTCTTTAATATCAGCATAGACAGTAGCCACATCCGTATAACCGTAAGTAACCTGGTTATAAGTTGCATCCCTGCTTTCGGTAGGTTTCTGAATTGTTATCCTACGATCTGCTTTACTAAAGTCAAAGCCTCTTATCACGAATAATGAATCACATAAGGGTCCAACATAAATTGCCAAGCGGGTTTCCACCCATCATAACTCACCAACCTAGTTTTCATCTGCTCATGTGTTTCTCTGTGTTCGTATAGGTCGGATGCTATAATTAGTATGGCATTTTTAATATCTTGTGGCACATCTGAGGCATTAGCCCCATATCCGGCTGTATAAGTTATCTCTACACCGTTAGGTATTTCGTCATCCGTATCCGGCCACTCAGTTACGGGTCTTATTATTCCTATCTCTGTTTCTAGTGCTACGTAGTAATCACTTGAACTCATAGGAGTGTCATGGGCAGCCGTTGTAGCATAATCAACAGAAGTTACAGATATAACCCTACCCATTGGAAGCCTAATATCTTCATAGACATTCCTTACATAGCTATTTTCTTTGTTATTAATTGCCCGATTAAAGTAAGACGGAAAGTCATCCATGTACGCTTTCCATGTAGACGTTATAAAGGTCCTGTGGCAGTATTCTTCAGCCATACGTCTAGCGGCTGAAATCATAGAAGAAATCATGGTGTCCTCATCCGTATGGTCAATCCGTAGATGATTCTTCAGCTCCGTAGCTGTTACGGGTTCGGTAGCTGCATCAGTAGTTCTTACGTAATCCATTCAAATGTTCTTTTTCAGCATCACTCAATCCCATAAACAATTTACCCGTTAAATAGGGTTTGCCAGGCATTTGCTTATAAGACCAAAGATTCACATTACTCTTTATGTCAAACGCCAAAGGCTCTTCTGTTGTGGTTATCCTTGCATAAACCTTATCTTTCATTAGAACCCGCTCAGAATGGTTGTCCATACCTCTGTCAGCTTCATCGTCCCACAACTTCTTTCCTTCTACTACATCTCTTTTATAAGCACGACCTATGCCAAAAACAGTATGTGAATCCCTAAATGTGCATTCCTTAGATTCCCCCGTTTCTGAGTTGTAAAAGACAAAGTTGCCCATACCAATAAAAGGAACACCCTGTTCCATTAATTTAGCATAGACCTCTATAAGCTCGTCTTTTATAATATCGTCACTATTCATTTCCAAGAGATAGTCCCAATCTTTTTTTAAGGCTTCTTGTAACCCGAAGTTCTTTTTTTTACCCAACTTGTTTTCATGTAAAACGTATGGGATTTTGTATTTATCTAATATCAACGTATTGTGTGTCGGATCTTCAGGAGAACAAACACACAACACATCAATATCAAACTTTCTTTTAAGCCTGAGAATACCAAGACAATAAAGCTCAGTAATCTCAGGTCTTTTCCATACCGGTGTTAAAACCAGTATCTTCATCTTACGTAGTAAGCTGTCTAATAAACTTGATAGCAGCAGCATCAGTAAGAACAGCATCGAAACGCATTGTTCCCATCCAACCTATTTGATACTTTTCTGCATAACGCTCATCCAATCTGATAAGCTCCATTCCGTTCACAATTCTGATCCAGAACTTAGACCAATCTCCAAAGAATACACTTCTATTATCAGCAGCAAGAGTAGAAGGAAGGTCGTTGTTAATGTAAACAGCATCGCCCAACAATCTATCAGGTTGTCCCTGAGTGAAGTTTGGCTCCCATAAATACTGATCAGCATTAGCCGTAACAGTTAATTTACGGATAGAAGCAGCAATGGCATCATTCATCATAAATCCAACACCAGGACCATTTCTGTAAGCAGGATCAACTGAGTGTTGAAGGTCAATTAGCTCATTAGCCGTGATAGCAGCAATAGCAGCAGAAACAACACCCTCAGTAGCAGCATCGTAGAAACCACCAACATTAGCAGCAGCATCAACATCTCTAGTTACCTTGTTGTTGTATCTACGTCCCATTCTTTCCCCAAGAAGTTCAGCCAACAATCCAACAAACCCAACACCTTCATCTTGAAGTAATTGTTTAGGAACTTGAATCACGTCAGACGTAATCACATGAGCATCTAATTGCTTAGTACCAAAAGTCAAAGCAGTTGAGCTAGTTGAAGCATCTGTGTTGATAGCTAGATCCTGTCCTGTATTCGCTGTGTCGTTGATAGTTGGAATAGGGAAAGGATTACCACCACTTGTTCTTATGATTCTTGCAGGACCCGCACCAGGATTAACCCCGAAAGGGCCGTAATAAGCCATACTCTTAACAACCTCACCAGCAAAGTCCTCCGGTATAACATAGCCACCACCGGTAGTTGTGATTGTTTGCTCCGCAGCATTTTGGTAATTAGATAGTGCACTAGCCTCTACGTCAGTCATAGACTTACCTGAAGCATACTTAGCAAAAGCCTCTTTGTAAATCTCCTTAGAGGTTTTAAGTGACTCGTTTTGGTTGGCAATATTCTTACCTTGTTGTCCGGCAAGATCATTCTCTTTAGCCTCAATAGCCTCTAAGTCTCTTACCTGATTTTCGATGAACTTGTATTCATCATTCATTCGTTCAAACTTCTCTTCTAGGGAAGCATCGAACTTACCGTCAGCAACCTGATCCCTCAGCCCCTCAATTTCATTCCAAAGGTGGCCTTTTCGATCAAGCAACTTTTGGATATTATTTACGTTGCTCATTATTCAAAAAATTATTGATTTTAAAAACTAAAATTTGCTTTAATAACGCTTCCCTCGCATCAACGTCAGAAGCAGACACATCGGCCTCTTGGACCATTGTGGTTTCTGTAAGTGTTATGGTTTCAGTCCCATTTGTAGTAACCATGTTGGCGGGAATTAAATTGTAATCAATTCCTTCAACTGTTACCATAACCGGATTATATTCCATATCATCCTTTTCTTTAGGCGAACCGCCCGTATCTTTAGGTCCGTTTTTGAACCCGTACTCTTTAAGTTTCTTATTAAAAGATGCCGCTATTTTAGGTGCATATATGGTTTTTGATATAAACCCGTACTCTTCGGCTGTTTCAGCATCCATCCACGTTTCCTCCGACATTAGCATTTCTATGGTGGCAGAGTCTAGGTTAGAGTTATTTACATAAATGGAAACAAGTTGATCTTTAATCTGATCTAGGGTGTCAGCCTCTTTTCTCATGTCATCAGCATCCCCCACCATCATAGTCCAAGGATTATGAATCATTAAGAAGGTTCCTTCCCTCATTACTCTAGTTCCTCCCGCCATAGCTATAATAGATGCAATAGAAGCAGCTAATCCACTAACCTCAACAGTAAGTTTATCTCTAACATCTTTAAGCATATTATAAATAGCAATACCGTCAAAAACGGATCCACCAGGACTGTTTATTAGTAACTTAATAGATGAAAGATTTTTAACCTTATCAAGATCAGCCTTAAAGTTAGAAGCATCAACGCCCCACATTCCAATCTCATCAAAAATGGTTATTTCCGCTTCGCTCGTAGCATTTTTTTTAGGAATAACCTTTACATCATACCACTTCTTCATTCCTTCTTATTGTAAAGTTTATCTGCCAACATTTGAGCTATCATTTGTTGACCTTCTTCTGAATTATAAATGTTATCTATCAGGTCTAAAGGAACCATATTAGATTGAATAAACAACCTATCACCGCCCTCTATCGGGTTATCTCCATTATACTCTCGAACCTGATTAGGTGTTTTGTAAGCGTTCTGTATTCCTGTTCTATTCTGCTCTGCAACAGCCATTGCATCAGCTCTAATATAACGCTCCATATCCATGTTTATGTATGCACCATCAAGATCCCTTGCTAACTTTGTGTTAAGCTCACACTCAAACTTTTCCACCATAGGAGCCAAAGAGTCTTTAAGAAAGGCAATACCCATTTCTTCAATATTTCTGAATGTAGAACCTTGTTGTAAGTCTTGTATCTTCCAAGGTGGAACACCAAACCATCTAGCAATAGTGTTTACTGAAAAGAACCCCGTTTCAAGAAATTGTGAATCTTCCGGTGGAATTGAATAAGGGGTGTATTCGGTTTCTACGTTCGTTATCAAATCTCCCCCGTTTTTCTTAGCTATTGCGTGTTTGTCTACTAAGTCTTGGTATTGTTTATCATTTAGCCGTGACTTAACGGAAAGAACTCCATCAAACTTACCACCTTGACCAAAGTATTTAGAACCATATCTTCTTCTAGCTAACTCTAAACCTATATCTTCCCTCGCCCTTGAAATAGGTGGAATACCAACAACCCCATCACCAAGATTTGCCACGTGAATTATCCTATCGGGAGATAAACGCCTAGCATCTCCATCTTCGGAAGTGATTTCGTAAATTATTTTTTGATCAACACCATCCCCTTTTTTAATCACTTTTACCTTAGATGGATGGTGAATAAAAAAACCAGTAATAGGCTTTAGTCTTGAAACCCTTATCGGTTCAATGTAACAATTTCCCCACAATGTATAATGCATTGCCGCCCTTTCCATAAGGGTGTTTCCGTTCATGTACGGAAGTGGCTGTTTGAATAATTTTAAAAGAGAATGATCAATTTTC